AAAACATCTTAAGGCACATAGAATGATGCTAAATGCGTGGATTGGAGAAAGGCAAAATCTTGTAGTAAACCATAAAGATGGCAACAAACAGAATAATGCCCTCTCAAATCTCGAATGGTGTACAGTTGCTGAAAATAATGCTCATGCGATTAGTACGGGATTGTTTGATCCGCATGCCGCCAAACATGAATTAGCCATACCGTTAGCAGACTGGCTCACATTATATATTCTGTATGAGCATTTCGGAATGTCTATGTGCGAATTAGGGCGGATAAATAATGTTTCACATTCGACTATTTCAAAAATCGTCCAAAGAATCCGTACAATTCTGCCGAAGGAGGTGCAGCATGGAACATAAAACAATTACAGAATTCCAGTTGGTTGATATTAATCGGCTTGTCCCATATATCAATAATGCAAGGACACACAGCCCGGAGCAGATAAACAAGCTTCGGGCTTCTTTACGGGAGTTTGGATTTGTAAATCCGATTATTGTTGATAGAGATTACAACGTTCTGGCAGGACACGGACGTCTTATCGGCGCAAAGGCAGAAGGATACAAAGAAGTTCCGTGCGTTTTTGTGGATGAAATGACGGAAGCGCAGAAGAAAGCCTATATCATTGCGGACAACCGCATGGCGATGGATGCCGGATGGGATGAGGAACTTCTGCGGGTGGAGATTGAGTCCTTGCAGGGTATGGACTTTGATCCCCTGCTGACCGGTTTTGATGAAAAGGAACTGGCAGACCTGTTTGGTACAGATGATGAGGCGAAGGAAGATGACTTCGATGTGGAAGCGGAACTGGAGAAGCCCTGCTTTTCCAAAGCAGGTGACATCTGGCGGCTTGGAAAACATACCGTCATCTGCGGGGATTCCACAGACCCGGAGACGTTCCGTTTGCTTCTTAGAGACACGAAGGTCAACCTGGTCTGCACGGACGCCCCGTATTTTGTTAAACTGGAGAGCCAGTCCGGGCGGATCGCAAACGACGATCTGGAGGATGCCCAGGCCTACGAGTTCCTCATGAAAGCATTTACGAACTTCAAAGATGCCATGGCCATTGACGCTTCTATCTATGAATTTTACGCCACTATGAAAGCGCGTGTGTTTTATGACGCCTTTGAGGATGCCGGGTTCAAGGTCGGCGCCGGACTCATCTGGAAAAAGCCCAGGGCTCCGCTGATGCGGACAGACTGGAAGTTCAACATGGAACCGATCATCTTTGGCTGGAGAAAGGATGGAAAGCACAAGTGGTATGGAGACCAGAAACAGAAAGCCGTCTTTGAATTTGATGGAATCAAGAATTCAAAAGAGGACGGACATGGTCATCCTTCCAGTAAACCTGTTCCTCTCATTGCGTATCTGATACAGCAAAGCACACAGGTAAATGGAATCGTACTGGATGGGTTTCTGGGTTCAGCATCCACGCTGATTGCCTGTGACCAGATCGGGCGGATCTGTTATGGGGTGGAACTGGAACCAAAGTTTGTAGATGTGGCAGTTATGCGTTACATGAACCAGCATGGCAACAGTGCGGATGGTGTGCTGTTGATCCGGGATGGAAAGGAACATACCTACGAACAGGCACTTGATATGGCGGAGGTAATTGCAGATGAGTAATGTAAAATATCGGTTTTCTGAAGACGGCCTTGTAGCCTATGGGGAACTGGCAAGCGGTCAGATTTTTGTGATAGATGCCGATATGGTCGAAAAGATTCGTACAGTTAAATTTTATCTGGGCAGCAAAGGAAATGGCAGCCAATATTATGTGATTGACTGTAAGGGACGAACCCTCCATGATTATCTGTTTGAACACAGGCCGGGCTATGAAATAGACCATATAAATCTGGACACATTTGACAATCGCAGGTGCAATATCCGTTATTGTACACATCAGCAGAACCAGATGAACCAGCCGCTGCAGAAAAATAATACTTCCGGTGTCAGTGGCGTGAGTTATTATCCGCCAAGGCGCAAATTCCGGGCAAGAATAAAAATCTGCCAGCAAGAGATACACCTTGGCTATTTTGATACCTTTGAAGATGCAGTAAAAGCGCGGAATATTGGAATGCTTTGTATGTTTGGACAGTATGGGAGATATAACGATACTGGAAAAGCACCGGATTGGATTGAAAGAAAAGTCGCTGGAAAATGTGCGCGTTATGCGGAACTCTCGCAGAACAGCGCATTTTTTGATTTCTGGGATGGGGGTGTTGTCAATGCTCCATGACAAACTGACCCTCGGCAGCCTCTTTGACGGCTCCGGCGGCTTCCCCCTGGGCGGCTTGCTCTCCGGCATTACCCCCGTTTGGGCATCGGAGATTGAGCCGTTCCCCATCCGGGTGACCACAAAGCGGCTACCTTTTATGAAGCATTACGGCGATGTCTCCCGGATGGATGGCGGGAAAATCGAGCCGGTGGACATCATCACCTTTGGCTCACCCTGCCAGGATATGAGCATCGCGGGCCGGCGGGAAGGTTTGGACGGCTCCCGCTCCAGCCTGTTCTATGAAGCCGTCCGGATCGTAAAGGAAATGAGGTGTGCAACTGATGGCAGATATCCAAGGTACATTGTCTGGGAGAACGTCCCCGGCGCCTTCAGCTCCAACAAGGGCGCGGACTTCCAGTCCGTCCTCGAAGAGATCTGCTCGGTCAAAGGATACAAGATTGATCCTGCTCGACCTGAGAGATGGGCAAACGCCGGGGAGATCATGGCAGACGATTTCAGTCTCGCATGGCGGGTATTTGATGCGCAGTACTGGGGAGTTCCCCAGCGCAGAAAACGTATCTACCTTGTCGCAGATTTTGCAGGCGGGAGTGCCGGAAAAATACTATTTGAGTCCGAAGGCGTGTCTGGGTATACTCCGCAGGGCTTCCGCCCGTGGCAAGGAACTGCCGGAACTTTTGCGGAAGGCGCTGGAGCGTCAGGCTGCGTCTGCTTAAACGACCAGGGCGGCAGCCGCATGGATGTGACGGAGGACGTTGCGGCAACGCTCCGGGCAGAAAACCACGGGCATCCTCCCTGCGTGATGGGGGCAGCCGGTTTCTGTACCGAGCATTCCGCACAGGCCAGGGGCATCGGGTATGAGGAGGAGACCTCGCCTACTCTCCGTACCGGTACGGTGCCGGCGGCGGTTTATGAAAACCATAGCCAGGACACCAGATACACCGGCCCGCTGGAGACAGCCCCCACGGTCATGTCTACCTATGGCACAGGCGGAAACAACCAGCCCTTTGTGGTGGAGACACCCAAGACGCTGAAGATCCGCTCTGGCTGTGAGGGCGGCGGCAAAGGTGCACTGATCCAGGATAACAAATCCGCTACGCTTGGCTGCAACAACGACCAGACGGTATTCGTGCCGTTTGTGAAAGGTACCCGGCCCCACTCTCCCGATGAAGAACCGCAGTGGAAAGCCTCCGATGTGGCGAACACACTGAATACCTGCGATGTGGGCGAGACCCGGTGTAATGAACTGGCGGTCAAAGTATATGGCATCTGCTCTAAAGACAGCAACGCCATGAAATCCGAGAATCCCAAGAGCGGCTTCTACGAAGCGGAAACTTCCAGATGCCTGGATGCGAACGGCGGAAATCCTACCTGCAATCAGGGAGGCATGGCCGTGGTGGCCCTGCAGGGTTCCATGATTGGCAGGGCGGAAAAGAACGGTCCCCAGGGCAGCGGCGTGAATGAGGATGTATCCTTTACGCTGGATGCTGCTGATCGTCACGCCGTAGCCTACTGCATGACCACCGGCACTTACACCCAGATGTTTAAGGAACAGTCCCCGACCTTGATGGCAAGGGACTATAAAGACCCGCCTGTAGTGAACGAGACAGAGCCGGAATACATTGTACGCAGGCTGACGCCCACCGAGTGCGCAAGGCTGCAGGGGTTCCCGGACTGGTGGTGCACCGGGCTTGAAACCGATGAGCCGTCTGAGGAGGAGATCGAGTTCTGGACAGAGGTGTTTGAGATACACCGCTCCGTCATGGGGAAGTCCTCCAGACCCAAGAGCCGGAACCAGATCATCAAGTGGCTGAAAAATCCCCACTCCGACAGCGCAGAATATAAAATGTGGGGCAACGGCGTGGCGCTCCCCAACGTCTATTTCGTGCTTTCCGGCATTGTGTACTACTCACAATTCCCGGAATTTTTGTTGTGACATATTTTGTGCCGGATTCGCTTGCTATTTCCGCTGCTTAGAGTGATGAATGTAGTACCGAAAAACAAGGAGGTACAGGGAATGCGAATTGAATTTCACAGAACAGGCGCGGAAAGGAAGGCGCTGGTAACAGCCATCGGGGAAATCCTGGAGGTCAGGCCGCAGTACAAAGGAATGCCGAGCGCCGCTTACGAAATCGGCTACTTTACAGTAACGAAAGAAGGTACGCTGGAATTTGATGACCGGGCCGACAGCGGGGAGGTGGAAAACCTGCTGGAGCAGCTTGCTGACCGGGGGATCGTTGCAGCACCCGCAGAAATGGCACAGGCATGGCTTAACGCAAGGGCAGAGGAATTATCCAAGGCAAGTGAAAACGAGCCACAGGAGGCGAACGTGGGGCTTACGGTGGAAATCCCGCTTGATAAGGTATCGTTGGGCAATCTTACTAAGCTGCTGGAAGCCAAGGGCAAACTGATACGGAAAGCTTTGGGGATCAGCGAGCTTTCCTTTGAAATCATGGAGGACCGGGTGGCGTTTCCTTGGTTCGAGGAACTGCCCGATTCCGATGCTGCTAAAGCCTACACCCACTTCATTTCCGCACTCTGCGAGATGAGCAGGAATGCCAAGCGGGTAACAGCGACTGAGAAACCGGTGGAGAATGAGAAATACGCATTCCGCTGTTTTCTGCTGCGGCTGGGATTCATCGGCAGCGAATATAAAGCGGAGCGCAAGATCCTGCTGAAGAATCTGACCGGGTCCTCGGCTTTCAAGGATGGGGGTGTGAACCATGAAGTTTCCAAGTAGAGAGATTGTGGAAAGCATCCGCCGGGAATATCCCGCCGGCACCCGTGTGGAATTGGTGCAGATGGATGATGTGCAGGCTCCGCCTGCCGGTACAAAAGGCACCGTCAAAGGTGTGGATGACACCGGTTCCCTCCTTATGCGCTGGGATAATGGCAGTGGCCTGAACGTGGTCTATGGGGAGGATATTGTCCGGAAAATTCCTGTGGTCAAAACAGTTTGTTATGGCAGAACCAAAGAATGGTACAGCCGTGCGGAGGCAGAGCAGTTTTTCTTTCACGCAATGATGAACTCCGAAGGCAGTGAGCAAAATCGGTACATGAAAATATATACGGAATTGAAATTGGGGAAAGCATTCTGTACGGATGAGGAGGAATGAGCAATGGAACAGGATATTTTGGAGCAGCTCTATTTTGGCAGGATTGTGCCATGGGAGAACCGGAATGATAAGACTCCTGAGATGGAACAATGCAGTGAGCAGGTTTATCGGGATACAGAGCATTTGACACAGCTACTGGATGAGGACGGGAAAAAGATCCTTGAGCGGCTCATGGATAACCGTTCTGAACTGGAAAGCCATCAGATCCTGGAGGGCTTTAAGGATGGGTTCCGGCTGGGGGTTCAGCTTACGGCAGCAGGTTTTGGAAATAAAAATAATCTGTAAAACACACAAATTCTGCCCGGAATCATTGTGTAATATATAGTGCGGAATTAACTTGCTATTATCCTCTTTTAGAGCGAATATGTGTACACCGAAAGGGAAAACACACAGCCGCAGGGCAGAAAAAACGGAGGATTTCAGAATGAATGAGAAAACAGCAAGGCAGATTGCAGAGATGAAAACGCAGACTATCGGGGTTGAGGTGGAAATGAACAATATCACCCGGCAGAAGGCCGCGAAGGTTGCCGCCACCTACTTCGGCACAGGCAGATATGAGAACACTGCCGGCCGCAACGGGTACAGCACTTGGAGCGCATGGGACAGTCAGGGACGCGAGTGGAAATTCCAGAAGGACGTTTCCATTGCGGGGCCGGAAGAACAGGAATGCGAACTGGTCACCCCGATCTTGACCTACGGTGACATCGAAACCTTGCAGGAGCTTTGCAGGCAGCTTAGACACGCCGGAGCGAAAAGCGACGCCAGCCGGGGGTGTGGAGTTCACATCCACATCGGAGCGCAGGGGCACACGCCGCAGAGCCTTCGGAACCTTGCCAACATCATGGCGAGTCACGAGAGCCTGATTGCCGAGGCGTTGAAGCTTGACCGGGGTCGCATGAACCGCTACTGCCGCACGGTAGACCCACGGTTCTTGGAGCAGGTCAACCGCAGGAAGCCCCGCACAATGTCACAGCTTGCGGACATCTGGTACAACAGCAACGGCGCAAGCTACGGAAGAAACCACCATTACAACGACAGCCGCTACCATATGCTCAACCTCCACGCCACTTTTACCAAAGGCACGGTCGAGTTCCGGCTCTTCCAGTTTGATGAGCCGACAGCCGAGCGCCGGGGCGGCATCCACGCAGGGCAGCTTAAGAGCTACATCCAGCTTTGCCTGGCCTTAAGCCAAATGGCAAAGGATGTGCGGACGGCAAGCCCTAAGCCCCAGCAGAACGAGAACCCCAAATACGCCATGCGCACCTGGCTCCTCCGCCTGGGCTTCATCGGCGAGGAGTTCGCAACGGCCAGAGATTTTCTGACCCGCAATCTTTCTGGGGACACAGCCTTCCGGCACGGTAGAGCAGCCGCTTGAAGGACACGCAGGAGTTAGCCTCCTGCCACCTTACCCTTGACCGCCTCGGCGGTCTTAAGGTGGTAGAAGGGTGATCCCTTCGGAAAGGAGATGCGGATATGCATTTGACAATTAAGGATACTGCGAAAATGAGGAGAATGGGATATACCGTTAAGGCGATGTACGAAACGGCGAAAGGCATCCCGTTCCTAAAGTATTTCATGGACAAGGCAGAAATGGACAGATTTACCGCAAATGCGGAAGAAGAGGGTTCAAGGCTGGTGGCTTGGGCAGAAAGGGGTGCTTGAAAGATGAAGAGATATTACATTGCTTATGGAAGTAACCTCAATGTTGGTCAGATGCGGATGCGCTGCCCGCACGCCACAATCCTCGGTACGGCAAATCTTAAGGGCTGGGAATTGCTTTTTAAAGGGAGCAAGACCGGTTCCTACCTGACCATCGAGAAAAGCGAAGACGGCACGATCCCTGTGGTGATTTGGGAGGTGACGGCTCCAGATGAAGCCGCCCTCGACCGCTACGAGGGATTCCCCAATTTCTATTACAAGCGGGACATTAAACTTCAGTACAAAGGCATCCGCACGGGGAAGCGCAGGACGGTGACGGCCTTTGCCTACATCATGCATGAGGACAGGCCGATTGGCATTCCGAGTAATTTCTACATGAGGACTTGCTTGGAAGGGTATGATACCTTCTGCTTCGACAAAAACATTCTGGTTGACGCTTACGACAAATGCAGGGAGGTATGCGGATATGAAGGATAATGTGATCCGGATAGCGGTTTGCCCACTGTGTGGCAGAACCTACCATGGCGTTCCGGCGCTTTCACGGGAGGACAACAAAACGTCCATCTGCCCAGACTGCGGCACCCGGCAGGCGCTCCAGTCCATCGGTGTGGAGCCATCTGAACAGGAACAGATCATCGAGACGATCCACCGTCATACACAGGAGTGATATACACAATTTGTTCCTCTGATCTTTGTACAGATTATGCTCAGAATTGACTTGATAATATGTGCTTTTAGAGCGAATATGTACACACCGAAAGGGAAAACAAAGAAAACGGAGGATGCCAACATGAAAGCCTACAACGCCTTTAGAACACAGGTTGAGAACATCAAGACTGAGAAGGACCTCAAAGATGCTCACATTAGCATTTGCCGCGCATACAGCGCCTACCGCATCAGCTGCGAGCAGTTCATGGAGCTCCGGAAGATGATGATTTCCAAGAGAGCCGAAAAAGGCTTTTCTTGGGGCAAGGGCATTTAAAAAACGGCGCAGGACACGGAGGGTAAAATCATGACGATCAACGAAGCGATGAAAAAGTACAGACTGCCGAACCCCACAACAACCGAGGATTTGGAGATGCGGTTCTCAGGCAGGGACGGCAAAACGCTGAATTTTGGAGACAAGATTCTTCTTGCCGGATACTACTACAACGGGAGAAACAAGCCCTGCTACTTCGGCGCAGCATACGAGTTCCTTACCGATGATCACACCTGCGAAGGGATGATCGGGCTGAGAGCAGCCAGCGGGGTTGAGTTCGAGGATGACGGCCACGCCATCGCCTGGGCGATGCAGCAGTAAAGAAAACCAACAGAGATCGAGCCACATGGCTCTTTCTCTCGTACAGAACCATTTTGGAAGTCGCAGCGATGCGGCTTATTTTTATGCCATTTTGGAGGTGGTGTCTATGCGAAAACTGAAAAAATACAAGCCCACCAGGTTTATGGCGAAGACCTCGCACTACGATAAGGACGCCGCCGATTATGCGGTGATGTTCATCGAGTCTCTCTGTCATACAAAGGGTACCTGGGCGGGAAAGCCCTTTGAACTGATCGACTGGCAGGAACAGATCATCCGTGACCTGTTCGGCGTGTTAAAGACTAATGGCTACCGTCAGTTCAATACAGCGTATATCGAGATCCCCAAGAAACAGGGCAAGTCGGAACTTGCCGCCGCTGTGGCGCTCCTGCTCCTCTGCGGGGATGGCGAGGAACGGGCCGAGGTGTATGGATGCGCCGCAGACCGCAACCAGGCAAAGATTGTGTTTGATGTGGCGGTGGATATGGTGCGGTTCTGCCCGGCGCTTTCCAAGCGGGTGAAGATACTGGAGTCCCAGAAGAAAATCACTTATCTGCCCACCAACAGCTCCTACCAAGTGCTTTCGGCGGATGTGGCGAACAAGCACGGCTTCAATACCCACGGTGTGATCTTTGATGAACTGCATACCCAGCCCAACCGGAAACTCTTTGACGTCATGCTCCAGGGCTCTGGCGATGCCCGGATGCAGCCGCTGTATTTCCTGATCACCACAGCAGGCAACGATACCAACTCCATCTGTTATGAGGTACACCAGAAAGCCATTGATATTGCGGAAGGCAGGAAGGTCGATCCTACTTTCTATTCTGTCATTTACGGCGCTGCCGAGGATGAGGACTGGACGGACCCCAAGGTTTGGAAGAAGGCAAACCCCTCCCTCGGTATCACGGTGGGTATCGATAAGGTCAAAGCCGCCTGTGAATCTGCCCAGCAGAACCCCGGTGAGGAGAACGCTTTCCGGCAGCTCCGGCTGAACCAGTGGGTGAAGCAGTCTGTCCGCTGGATGCCGATGGACAAGTGGGACGCCTGTGCATTCCCAGTTTCCGAGGATGATCTGGAGGGGCGCATCTGCTACGGTGGGCTGGATCTTTCATCCACCACGGACATCACGGCTTTTGTTCTGGTGTTTCCGCCACTGGATGAGGAGGATAAATACTACATCCTGCCATACTTCTGGATACCGGAAGAAACTCTCGACCTTCGTGTCCGGCGAGACCATGTCCCCTATGATCTGTGGGAGCGCCAAGGGACGCTGATGACTACCGAGGGCAATGTGGTTCATTACGGCTATATCGAGAAATTCATCGAACAGTTGGGCGAGAGGTTCAATATCCGGGAAATCGCCTTTGACCGCTGGGGCGCTGTGCAGATGGTGCAGAACCTGGAGGGCATGGGCTTTACGGTAGTCCCATTCGGGCAAGGCTTTAAGGATATGTCCCCGCCGACCAAGGAACTGATGAAGCTGGTGCTGGAGGAGAAAATTGCCCACGGCGGACACCCAGTGCTGCGGTGGATGATGGATAACATCTTCATCCGCACCGACCCGGCGGGCAACATTAAAGCGGACAAGGAAAAATCCACAGAAAAGATTGACGGGGCGATTGCCACCATCATGGGGCTTGACCGTGCGATCCGATGTGGGAATGATACGGGAGCTTCGGTTTATGACAGCCGGGGCCTTTTGTTTATCTGAAAGGACGGTGATTCGATATGGGTATCTTTTCCGGGCTTTTCCGTTCCAGGGATAAGCCCCAGAACCGCACTACGGGCAGCGCTTACAGCTTTTTCTTCGGAGGAAGCACTGCGGGCAAGAGAGTGAATGAACGGTCTGCCATGCAGATGACGGCGGTGTATTCCTGCGTCCGCATCCTGGCGGAAGCAGTGGCAGGTCTTCCTCTGCACCTTTACCACTATAAGGAGAACGGAGGCAAGGAGAAAGCCATTAACCATCCGTTGTATCTGCTCTTGCATGACGAACCAAACCCGGAGATGAGTTCCTTCGTGTTCCGGGAGACGCTCATGACCCATCTTTTGCTGTGGGGCAATGCTTACGCACAGATTATCCGCAACGGAAAAGGTGAAGTGATTGCCCTCTATCCGCTGATGCCGGACCGGATGACGGTGAATCGTGACAGCAATGGACAGCTTTATTACGAATACACCGTCAGCATGGATGATGCGCCTACGGTCAAAGGCAGTCTTGTCCGGCTGAATCCTTCCGATGTGCTGCATATTCCAGGGCTTGGCTTTGACGGGCTGGTGGGGTATTCCCCCATCGCTATGGCTAAGAACGCCATCGGCATGGCGATTGCCTGTGAGGAATACGGGGCGAAGTTCTTTGCCAACGGCGCCGCTCCCGGCGGCGTGCTGGAACATCCAGGGACGATCAAAGACCCCCAGCGTGTCCGGGAAAGCTGGCAGTCCACCTTTGGAGGCAGCGGCAATGCCAATAAGATCGCTGTCTTAGAGGAAGGCATGAAATATACGCCCATCGGCATCTCGCCGGAACAGGCGCAGTTTCTGGAAACCAGAAAATTTCAGATCAATGAGATCGCCCGGATTTTCCGGGTGCCGCCCCACATGGTGGGCGACCTGGAGAAGTCGAGCTTTTCTAATATTGAGCAGCAGTCTCTGGAGTTCGTGAAATACACGCTGGAGCCCTGGCTGGTGCGATGGGAGCAGTCCATTCAGAGGACGTTGCTTTCCCCGGAGGAAAAGAAGCAGTACTTTGCCAAGTTCAATGTGGAAGGTCTGCTCCGGGGCGATTATGCCAGCAGGATGACCGGCTACGCCACCGCAAGGCAGAACGGCTGGATGAGCGCCAACGACATCCGGGAACTGGAGAACATGGACCGCATCCCTGCCGAGGAAGGCGGAGATCTGTACCTGATCAATGGCAATATGCTCCCGCTTGGAAACGCCGGGGCTTTTGCAGATACACAAACGGGAAAGGAGGAAAACCCCGATGAAGAAGTTCTGGAAGTGGAAGAACCAGGCGGAACGGACGCTGTTCCTGAACGGCACCATCGCCGAGGAAAGCTGGTTTGACGATGACGTCACACCCCAGCTTTTTAAAGAGGAACTGATGGGCGGAAGCGGAGACATCACGGTCTGGATCAACAGCCCCGGTGGCGACTGCGTAGCGGCTGCCCAGATCTATAACATGCTGATGGATTATCCGCACAACGTAACTGTGAAAATCGATGGTATCGCAGCCAGCGCCGCCTCGGTTATTGCGATGGCTGGCACGAAGGTGCTGGTATCGCCGGTATCCATGATGATGATCCACAATCCCATGACCGTGGCCATGGGTGATACCGCAGAGATGCAGAAAGCCATCGAGATGCTTGGTAGCGTGAAGGATTCCATCATCAACGCATATGAAATCAAGACCGGGCTGTCCCGCGCCAAGCTGTCCCATCTGATGGACGCTGAGACCTGGATGGACGCAAACAAAGCGGTGGAGCTTGGCTTTGCTGATGATATTCTCAAACGCTCCGATGTACCGGAGGACATGGAGCCGCCTGCGGTGTCCATGCTGTATTCCAAAGCCGCTGTGGTCAATTCTCTCATGGATAAGATTGCAGCCAAGTGCAGGACCAAACCTAAGAAAATTGAAGATTCCAAACCCACGGGCCGCTCCGTAGACAGTCTCTACGAGCGGCTCAATCTTTTGAAAAATTAAAGGAGGATACCACAATGACGATTCTTGAACTGCGCGAGAAGCGCGCCAAAGCCTGGGAAGCCGCAAAGGCATTTTTGGATTCCCATAGAAACGATAAAGGCATCCTGTCTGCCGAGGATGATGCCGCCTACACCCGCATGGAGCAGGAAATCACCGACCTGGGCAAGGAGATTGCCCGCCTGGAACGCCAGGAGGCACTGGATGCAGAACTGAACCGCCCGGTGAACAAGCCCTTGACGGGTAAGCCTATGAACGGCAAGGAGGAGGCTAAAACTGGCCGTGCGGCGGATGAGTACCGCCAGAATTTCTGGAATATGATGCGCTCCAAAGCACCGATGCCTTCTGTGGTAAACGCGCTGCAGATCGGCACGGATTCCGAGGGCGGGTATCTGGTGCCGGATGAATATGAGCGTACTCTGGTAGAGGCACTGGAAGAAGAGAATATCTTCCGCCAGCTTGCAAAGGTGATCCAGACCTCCAGCGGCGACCGGAAGATCCCGGTGGTGGCATCCAAGGGAACTGCCTCCTGGATCGATGAGGAAGGCGCTTATACCGAGAGCGACGATTCCTTCGGCCAGGTATCCATCGGGGCGTACAAGCTGGGGACGATGATCAAGGTCTCCGAGGAACTGTTAAATGATAGTGTTTTTGACCTGGAGTCCTATATTGCCAGGGAGTTTGCGAGAAGGATTGGGACCAAAGAGGAGGAAGCCTTCTTTACCGGGGATGGTACCGGAAAGCCGCTGGGAATCCTTGCTGCCTCTGGTGGTGCGGAAACCGGTGTGACGGCGGCATCCGCCACTGCGGTAACAGCAGATGAACTGATGGATCTGTTCTATTCTCTGAAATCCCCGTACCGTAAAAATGCGGTGTGGATTTTGAACGACTCCACCATCAAGGCTATCCGCAAGCTGAAGGATAACAATGGCCAGTACCTGTGGCAGCCGTCCCTGGTAGCCGGTACGCCGGACACGATCCTTGGCCGGCCGGTGAAAACCTCTGCTTATATGCCTGCCATTGCGGCCGGGGCGAAGACCATCGCTTTTGGTGATTTCTCTTATTACTGGATCGCAGACCGCCAGGGCCGTTCTTTTAAACGCCTGAACGAGCTGTATGCGGCAAACGGTCAGGTAGGTTTCCTTGGCTCCCAGAGAGTGGACGGCAAGATGATCCTTCCAGAGGCTGTTAAGGTGTTGGTACAGAAAGCCGGATCTGCGGGTTAAGGATACAGATAACTATGGAAGGGCGTGAGGATAGCGGCCATGCCCTTCCACCCTGTTGGAGGTGAGGATGATGGTGGTAACGCTGGAAGAGATGAAACAGTACCTCCGGGTTGATTATGAAGATGATGACCAGCTGATTACGAGCTTTATAGCATCGGCGGAGCAGCTTTGCCGGGATGTCCTCCGGGCTGATGAAACAGCGGATTTGGAAAAGGATGAGACCGTAAAAGTTGCTGTCATGTATGCAGCCGCATATTTCTATGAACACCGGGAGGAAGCGGACCATCATGATTTGGCTCTGACAATCCGCTCCCTTCTGTTTGGCTCAAGGAAGGAGGCTTTCTGATGAAAATTGAACTGTTGAATGTCAGGATTTTCATATCAAAGAGTACGGTGGTCACCGATGCCATCGGAAACCGCCGGAATGAATGGAAGCCTTTCTATACCTGTTATGCGACGGTCAGCGGCGAGGCCGGGAAAGAACAGACTGACGCAGGGATGGTGGTGGATGACTCCAATATTGATTTTACGATCCGCTGGTGCAAAAAGGCGGCTGAAATTGATAGCACCCATTTCCGGGTGGAATTCAATGGGGAGCTTTACAACATCGCCGCTGTGGATCATATGAACTACAGGCGCAAGAGTATCAAGCTGTCCTGTGAGAAAGTGAGGCGGTAGCGATGGGAAGGAAAATTTCTATCAGCCAGCTTTCTGCAGCGGTGATGGAGGAATTGGAAGGATATGCAGATCTGGCCGCAGAAGATATGAAATCGGCGGTAAAGAAAGCGGCGGCAACCGTCCGGAAGGATATTGAAGCCAGCGCACCAAGGAATACCGGGGACTATGCTAAAAGTTGGACCGTGAAAACGACAAAGGAAAGTTCCAATGCCCTACAGGTAACCGTGCATTCACGGAACCGGTATCAGCTTGCTCATCTGCTGGAGCATGGCCATGCAAAGCGTGGCGGTGGCCGGGTAGCTGCAAGGCCCCACATTGCTGCTGCGGAAGAGGCTGGAATTGAGCAGCTGGAGCGTGAGATTGAGAGGAGCCTGACAAATGGATGATTTGATAAGACTTTTAGAGGAAACGGGCATCCCTTTTGCTTATGACCATTTTGCGGAAGGGGAATCCCCCGATCCTCCGTTCATCTGCTACCTTCTGCCCCAGAGCGATAACTTTTCCGCAGACGGGAAGGTTTATCTGAAGGTCAGCAGTGTGAATATCGAACTGTACACAGACAGCAAGGATCTGGCTGTGGAACAGAAGCTGGAAGCCGTGCTGGATACGCACGGTATTTTTTATGACAAAACAGAGGTCTGGATTGAGAGTGAAAAGCTCTATGAAGTCCTCTACTCATTTGAAATGGAGGTATGATTTTCATGGGAAACAAGGTGAAATACAACCTGAAAAATGTCCATGCAGCGAAATTGACGGAGACGGCAGATGACGGGGGGACTCCGGTGTTTGCATATGCGGCCCCGAAGGCAATTCCGGGTGCAGTCAGTATCAGTCTGGATGCAGAGGGCGAAACCAGCCCCTTCTATGCGGATGGTATTGTGTACTTCCGCAGCGTGACCAACAACGGTTACAGCGGTGATCTGGAGATCGCCCTGATCCCGGAGTGGTTCCGCACGGAGATCCTGCAGGAGAAGCTGGATGCAAAAGGGGTGCTGGTTGAAAACAGCGGTGTTGGCGAGAGCGTGAAATTTGCCCTGCTCTTTGAGTTTGACGGGGACGTGAATGCCATCCGCCATGTGCTGTATAACTGTTCTGCCTCCCGCCCGTCTATCGAGTCGGAAACGAAGGAAGATACGATTGAACCGGGTACAGAGACACTGTCCATTACCGCCGATCCCCGTTCCGATGGGCTGGTCAAGGCCAGAACCGGCGATACCACAGATGCCGGTACTTATGCGAATTGGTATAAGGCAGTGTACACACCGACTGAAGACGAGCCGGAAGAAACAACTGGTCAGGGAGGTAGCGTATGATCAAGCGTGAGATAGAAATAAGCGGGAAGAAGGTGCCGTTCCGTTCCTCTGCCACGATCCCCCGCCTGTATCGGGCGAAGTTTAAGAGGGATATTTTCAAGGATCTGTCCAAGCTGGAAAAATCCTATAGGGGAAAGACGGAAAACGGTGAGGAGCTGCAGATCGAGGACCTGGAGATTTTTGAGAACGTGGCCTATGTGATGGCCTACCATGCGGACAACAGCATACCGGCGAACATAGAGGACTGGCTGGATCAGTTCGATATGTTCTCCATTTATGAGGTGCTGCCGCAGATTCTGGAACTGTGGGGCGAGAACCTTGTGACGGATGTGACGTCAAAAAAAAGATTGGCAGAAGTGAGCGGGAAATGACCACGCCGCTGTTCCTTCTGCGAAGCGTGGAACTGGGGATTTCCATCCGGGATCTGGATTTGCTTACGATTGGGCTGGTTCTGGATATGTGGACGGAAAAATCCAATGACGGCGTGAAATATAAGCGGCTTGCCACTCAGGAGGACTTCGATAAGTTCTGAGGCAGCATCGGTTAGAAATAATCGGTGCTTTTTTCATGCTCGGAGCAATCCGGGCTTTTTTCATGCCCATTTTTAAGGAGGTGAGGGTTGTGGCGAACCGGATTAAGGGTATCACAGTTGAGATCGGTGGCGATACCACAGGGCTTGATAAGGCGCTGAAGAGCGTCAATTCTTCTATCACGAAAACGCAGTCTGCCTTAAATGATGTAAACCGTCTGCTAAAACTCGATCCTTCCAATACGGTGCTGGTGGCGCAGAAGCAGGAACTGCTGGCTCAGGCGATAAGCCAGACGGAAGAAAAACTGTCGGCGCTGGAAGCCGCACAGGAGCAGGTGGTCGCAGCCTTTGCCCGTGGGGATATTGGGGCGGATAAGTATCAGGCGTTCCAGCGGGAGATTGAGGAAACCCGTGGAAAGCTGAACAAATATAAGGCTGACCTTTCCGATTTGCAGACAGAGCAGGATGCCCTTTCCCAGAATACTGCACGGCTGGAAAAACTGTTTGCTGCTACGGGAACGGAAGTCGATGACTATGCGGATGTCCTTGGCAGTCGGCTGACCTCTGCGATTAAAAATGGTACGGCGAATTCTGACCAGCTGCGGACAGCCCTTGAGAAGATCGGGAAATCTGCCACAGGAGGGAAAGCCGATATCCGCCAGCTGACGGACGCTCTGGACACCGTGGATGACGGGCAGGCGATCCAAAACCTGATCCAGCAGTTAAGAGAGGCCGGAGACGCTGCGGAAAATACAGCGGACGATGTGGGCCAGATTGCTGAAAACACGAAAGGCGCTGCGCTGATGCAGGCAGCGGATCAGCTGTCTGCCGTGGGCGATAAGATACAGGAAATCGGGGATAAGGCACTGGATGCCTATACCGATACCGAGAACGCCGTGACCAAGGTGAATGCTTACTTTGGAGAGACGGGACAGGCAGCGGAGCAGTCCGCAAATGTCATTAAAAACGTGTACTCCTCCGGTGTCGGCGAAAGTATGGACGCTGTGGCCAATGCGGTTCTGATGGTCAAAAAGAACCTTGGGGATTTGAGTGAAACCGATCTGACCAACCTGACCCAGCAGGCGATCACTTTAGAGGAACTGTACGGCATTGACATGAATGAGACCCTTCGAGGCGTCAATTCCCTCATGCAGCAGTACGGTCTGACCGCTCAGCAGGCGATGGACTACATCGTGGTGGGTACCCAGAACGGTCTGGATAAGACAAATGAGTTAGGGGATAACCTTTCCGAGTATGCGGGTAAATTCGCACAGGCCGGGTATTCTGCCTCGGAGTATTTCCAGCTGCTGGACAATGGTCTGAAGAACGGCGCTTACAACCTTGACAAGGTCAACGATGCCATCAATGAGGTCACCACCCGTCTGGTGGACGGCACCATTGGGGAGTCCATCGGCATGTTCTCCACGAAAACACAGGAGCTGTTTACCTCTTGGCAAAATGGCGGTGCTACGCAGAAGCAGGTCATTGACTCCATTGTGGCGGATATTGCCGGGTGTACGAACCAGCAGGAAGCCTTAAACCTTGCAGCTCTTGCTTTTGGAACGATGGCCGAGGATGGGAACCTGAAATTCATCACTTCTCTGACTTCGGTGGGAAGTACTTATGACAGTGTGAAAGGTTCCGCACAGGGCTTGTTCGATGCAACGACCACGCCTATGCAGGAGATGGAATCCAACACCCGGAAGCTGCAGCAATCCCTTGTTCCTCTTGGAGAGAAACTGGCTGAGATCGCCAATACAATCCTTCCTCCGCTGGTTGCGGTGATCCAGACGGTGAGCGGATGGTTTGCGCAGCTGCCGGGGCCGGTGCAGAACTTTATCATCATCCTTGGCGTTCTGCTTGCAGCTTTCACGGCGCTGACTCCGGTCATTGCGGCTTTGGCGGTTTCCGTAGGCGCGTTGAATATCTCCCTCCTACCAATCATTGCAGTGATTGCGGCGGTAGCGGCGGCTATTGCCGGGATTATTGCCATTATCCAGAACTGGGGTGCCATCACGGAGTGGTTTGGAAACCTGTGGAATACCATCTGTACCGGGATTGGCACCATGATCGAAAGTGTGAAAACGTGGTTTTCCAACCTCTGGACACACCTGCAGAATGTTTGGAATGGCATCTGTAATGTAGTGCAGACAGCCGTGATGCTGTTAGGTTCTATTATTCAGGGTGCCGTGGATATCATCACGCTGCCGTTCCGGTTTATCTGGGAGAACTGCAAAGATATCGTGACTTCCGTCTGGAATGGGATTAAGGATACTGTCAGTTCCGTGCTGTCTGCCATCTCCGGTGTGATCTCCAGCATTATGGGAGCTATCCAGAACGTGATCAGTTCCATCTGGAATGCGATCAGCAGCAAGGTGTCGGCGGTGGTGAACGCCATTAAAAATACCGTGACCTCTGTCTTTAATGCCATCAAGTCGGTGGCTTCTACGGTGTGGAATGGCATTAAATCTGTCATTTCCACGGTAGTGGACGGGATCAAGAGCAAGGTTTCTTCCGTATTCAATGCGGTAAAGAGTACGGTGTCTTCCGTATTCAACGGAATCAAGAGTACTGCAACCACGGTGTGGAATGGAATTAAGACCGCCATCACGAAGCCGATTGAAGCGGCAAAGAATACGATCAAAGGGATTGTGGACAAGATCAGCGGCTTCTTCTCCGGCATGAAGCTGGAACTGCCGAAGATCAAGCTGCCCCATTTCAAGATTACGGGCAAGTTATCCCTTGCTCCGCCGAGCGTTCCCCACCTGTCGATTGACTGGTATAAGGAAGGCGGTATCATGACGAAACCGACCATCTTTGGCATGAATGGCAGCAGCCTGATGGCGGGCGGTGAGGCTGGCCGGGAAGCGGTTCTTCCGTTGAAGGGATTTTACCAGCAGCTGGATCAGATGATTTCCAGCTATCTGAACACCAGTGCTTTGGAAAAATATCTGGCGATCATTGCGGAAAACAGCTGTAAGGGACTGTATCTGGATGACGGGACGCTGGTAGGGCATCTGCTCCCTGCCATTGACAGCGGCCTTGGAAAAACACAGAAACTGCAAAGGAGGCTGAGCCTATGAGACCAGATGTGAAAATCAATGATTTGTGGATGTTTGCGATGGGCTGGCTCCGGGAGGAGATTGACTTTCCAACGCCGCAGTCACAGACCAATACGGTTGTGGTACCGGGGCGCAATGCTCCGATCCGTTTTACTGAGGCTCTTGGGCGGGTGTCCTACCAGCCCCGGAGCTTTTCGATTACCTTGTCCATGTTAGGGAGCCGGGAAAAGTTTAATCAGATGAAGGATGTTCTTGCCAATCTCTATGCCGGGCAGCTGTGCCACGTGATTCTTAGTGAGGAGCCGGAGCTATATGCCGTTGGTACCTTGGAACTGGAACCAGCCTATGATCCCCTTACTGGGAAGGGGCAGATGGTGCTGTCCTGTTCAGACGGGGATGCCTACCGGTATCACACGGAAGAAACAGAAGTTTCTATTACGGGAGGCGGCACGGCGATCCTGAACAATGACTATATGCCGGTCGTACCTACGGTAGTCACGACAGCGGAAACAGCACTGAGCTGGAGTATCGGTGAAGATGTATTCCGAAAATCCGTCAGTGCCGGAACATGGACATTCCCAGAACTGGAACTACAGGAAGGGCAAAACTCGGTCAGCATTACGGGAGAAGGAACGACTACCTTCCGGTACCGGGAGGGACGCTTATGAGCTTATTCCGAGTTTTTGTAGATGACCAGTTATTTTACCACCCACACCTGTCCCAGCTTTCCATCACGGAGGCGAAGGTGCAGGAGGATGCAGAGAATATTGACAGCCTGACCCTCTCTGCTCCGTTCAACCATCCCTATCTTTCTGCGGTTCAGCCGATGGCTTCGACCATTGTCTGCAAAAAGGATGCTCTTACGGTATTTGAGGGGCGGGCCTTGGATGAGGGGACGGATTTTTATAATACGCATACATGGACCTGCGAGTCCTGCCTTGCGTATTTGAAGGACACCATGCAGCCTCCATTTTCCTATCAGGGGCCGCTCCGTGGGCTGCTGGAGCAGTTCCTCTCTGTGCATAACGCTGCGGTGGAAGAAAAAAAGCAGTTCACCCTTGGCACGGTGACAGTGACGGATAACAACGATTATATCAGCTACAGCAATTCCGACTATTCGGTAACAATGGATGCCATACAGGACAAGCTGATCAAGACACACGGCGGCTACCTGCAGGTGCGTTATACCGAGAATGGGAAGGTGCTGGATTATCTGGAGGATTTTCCGGACCGCTCGCTGCAGACCGTGGAGTTTGGCAAGAACCTGACGGATGTGAAGATCACCCGTGACCACACGGAGCGGGTAACGGCGCTGATCCCGCTGGGGGCGAAGCTGACGGAGACGGATGAGGAGGGCAACGAAACCGAGACGGACACCCGGCTGGATATTACAGCGGTGAACGATGGAAAAAACTACGTGTACGATGAAGAAGCAGTGAAAGAGATCGGCTGGATCTGGACGACCGAAGTCTGGGAGGATGTGACACTGGCGGGAAACCTGCTGCGCAAAGCCAAGGCCCGGATCGCAGAACTGGCCAAAGGCGTCACCAGCATGGAACTGACCATCGTGGATGAGTCCGATACGGGTGCGGATATCGGGGACATTCGGGCAAGGATGTATGTCCGGTGTATTTCCAAGCCACACGGGATTGACGGGACATACCTGTGTCTCAGCCGGACACGGGATTATCTTGACCCTTCCGGCAATACCATCACCATCGGGGCGGCAGGCGTCCGGCTGACTTCCCAGTCTGCGAAGCAAGACCAGAACATCACTTCCATTGAGGATGACCTGCTGGGGCAGACTTCCAAGATCGAGGTGATTACGGGGACAGTGGATCAGATCAATGCCCAGAAGATGTACCGGACAGAACTGGTGGTGGATGGGGTGAACATCTTCCGGGATAAGGGACAGAAAAGCATCCTTCGCTGCCGGGTGTATTCGTGGGATAAGGAGATCACGGATACCCTTCCGGTCAGCAGTTTTGTCTGGCACCGGAATTCCGGCCGGGAAGACCTTGATGCCGACTGGGACAGTTCCCATACGGGCATGAAATCCATCACGGTTACTACGGAAGATGTGACGGACAACGCATCGTTTTATTGTGAAATCACGATTTAAACAGGAGGAGACGAACATGGCAATTTTGACTTCCAGCCAGCAGACCTTTGTGGATATCACAGACCAGAGGAAACTGTCGGCCTATATCACATCCAATCTGCCGAAGTCGCAGATTGAAGACCCTAACGTGCTGCCCCATACCTATGCGCCGGACTGGGCCAGCACACCTTTGACCCTTACCCCGGTGGTGTTCCTTGACCAGACCAATCTGGCGCTGGACGCATCGGGGCTAACGATCTCGTGGAAACGAAAGGAAGGAAATGGAGCGGAAGCGGCTCTGACCTCCGGGGAAAGCGTTTCCAAAGGCGTCCTGACGGTCAATGCCAATAAGCTGGCGGCAGCCACTTCCGGGATGCTCACCTACCTTTGCTATATCAGCTATTACGACTCGGAGACGAAGAACACGGTCAATATCTCCGCTGATATCACCTATACGCTGATCCGCAACGCACAGAACGCCAAGCTGGCCTATCTGTCTGCGGACACCTACGTGTTTAAGTATGATTCCAATTCCTCTCTGGTTGGGGCCAAGCAGGCTACCCTGACGGCGCAGGTGCAGGGAGTCACCATTACAGCATGGCAGTATAAGGACAGCACCGGGGCATGGAAGGATTATCCCACCACATCAGACAACGCCAGCATTTCCGGCGGCACTTTGGTGGTCAAACCAGAACATGCGGTGTTCTTTAACGGAGTAGCCCAGATCAAGCTGGCCACCGATGACCCGGATGTGTATGATACCACTTCCCTGACAAAGATCTATGACGGTTCTCAGGGGGAGCCGGGTGCGGCAGGAACGGGCGGGCTTTCCGTCATCCTTGGAAATGAGGCCCAGAATATCGCTTGCACTTCCGGCGGTCTGGTAGCGGCGGCTACGGAGGTGACCATTCCCTTTATGGGTTACTTGGGCATCAATCAGACTGCCTGCAGCTGTACAGTAGGAACGCTGCCATCTGGGGTGACGGTGAAAAGCAATACCGCTGCGACCGCTTCCAAGGCCGGATCGGTGGTACTGTCTTTTGCTGCCAATGCGACCCTCGGCGGTGCAACCGTTCTGAATGGTACGATAGACCTGACCTTTACAATCTCCGGGGCCTCCGTGGTAAAGAAGTTTGCATGGACAAAGTCAAATAAGGGCAGCAACGGAGCCAGCGGTGCCAATGCAATCGTATTCTCTGTGTATGCGCCGGAAGGCACTGTTGTCATTAACCAGTCCGGCAGCCTTGCGTTGGCGGCAGTTGGCTATGACGGCGCTTCAGAGATTACCACGGGAGCTACCTACCAGTGGGCGAAATACACAGGTGGTGAGTGGGAGAATATCACAGGAGAAACGTCCTCCACCCTGTCGGTATCAGGGGCGGATATCGTGAACATCCAGTCCTACCGCTGTACCATGACCTACAAGGGCAATACCTACGAGGATGTGATCACCGTGGAAGATAAATCCGATCCTTATGTATCGGAGATGCTTTCCATCGGGGGATTTACGGTCAAGAACAATCTCGGCGGTGTGGTGCCTTATGTGATCGTCCGTACCAACCAGAAGGAAGTCGATCCCCTGCTTGGCAGTATCTCGGAGACCGCCCCGTCCAATCCAAAGGAAGGGGACTTCTGGTATCAGGTGGATCACTCCGGCCAGACGGTAACCCTGATGAAGTATTCCGGTACGTCTTGGGCGGCTGCCACGGAAAAGCAGTCCCTGACCTACACATGGTATGCGCAGGACAAGGCTGGTCATGCGGCGGAGTTTGATAAGGCCGGGAAGGTGATCTACCTTTCCGCAGCGGATATTGACAGTATCCTGACGCTACAGTGTGATGTATCCAACTGACCGGAGGTGATCGCATGGCGCTTATAACCAGCTGTCAGGCAACCTTCCAGAATTTCTCCGGTTATGAGGATGACCTTGCCTCCTTGGAGGAAAACATCCGGGAATGCTACTCCGAGATCACGAAAACCTCGGAACAGATCAATATGTCCGTCCGGGAGGAATTCATTTCCCGCTCAGAAATGGAGACGATCCAGAAGGATTTTGAAACCAGCATTACTCAGAGCAGCACAGAAATCCGGATGGATTTCACTACGATTACGGACGAAATCAAGGAAAATGTCTCTACGAACCAGTTGCTTTTGGAGGAATATATCCGGTTTAAAGGTGCTTTGATTGAACTGGGAAAAGTCGGGAACGCCTTCACAGCAGAACTATCCAACGAGGAACTGGCCTTTAAAGAGAATGGACAGAAGATTGCCTATATCTCAAACCAGAGCCTTGTGATTACCAATGCGGAGATCCGCAACAAACTATCCCTCGGCAATGAAAGCCGGGGGTGGTTTGATTTTATACCGAGAACCAATGGGAACCTTTCAATCAAATGGAGAGGTCCCGTCTAAGATGCTGAGAAACGGAAGGGGTGAGAACGATGGCATCCAGCGGTAGTTTTTCCGGTTCCATCCGGGACGGCCACTATAAGCTGCGGGTGGACTGGTCGCAGAGCAAGAATGTCTCTGCCAATACGTCTACGATTACCTGTAAGCTGTATCTGGTGAATGACTGGAGTCTGAATATCAGTGGGCGAAGCGACAATACCTGCACAATTGACGGATCGGCTCAGACTTTTTCCTCCCCAGCGATTAGTACTACGGGGACACATTTGCTGGGAACGGTATCAAGGACGGTCAATCATGCCAGCGATGGCAGTAAGTCCTTAGCGATTTCAGCAGTGTTCCAGATCCGGGCAACCTTAAGTGGGACGTACTATGGAACAATCACAGCCAGCGCCAATATCACGCTGGATAGCATACCCCGTGCCTCCAGCGTATCTGCTGCGAATATGACGATGGGGTCTGCCGGTACGATTTCGATCAGCCGTGCTTCTTCCGCTTTTACGCATACGCTGACGTATTCCTTTGGAAATACCAGCGGGACAATTGCAACCAAGACAACGGCAACTTCTGTATCATGGACGCCAGCTCTTTCGCTGGCCAGCCAGATCCCGAATGCGATTAGCGGTACCTGCACAATCACTTGCACGACCTATAACGGAAATACGAATATTGGTTCCAAAACCTGTACGCTGACTTTAAGTATCTCTGCCAGTGTGAAACCGACTATTTCCAGCCTGACTGCTTCCCGGATTGATGGAGAAGTGCCAAGTACATGGGGAATTTATGTGCAGACAAAGTCCAAGGTAAAGCTGACGATCAATGGGGCGGCTGGAAGTTATGGCTCCACCATCAAGTCCTATTCCATTACCGGTGGCGGGTACAGTGGTTCCGCTTCCACGCTGACGACAGGGTTCCTTAATAATTCCGGGACAATTACCTTTAAGGCTACGGTGACGGATTCCAGAGGCCGTGTATCGGCAGAGGCTTCCGTTTCAATCACGGTAACCGCCTATTCCCCGCCATACTTCAATTCCTCATTGTCCCAGCGTTGCTTAAGCAATGGGACGCTGGATGATGACGGGACATATATCCATGCAATGGTGTCCTTTGGCTATTCCACCTGCGGTGGGAAGAACACCCTCAAAACTTCTGTCCAGTACAAGCAGGTGTCTGCGGAGCAGTGGACGGACGCCGGGGTGACCTTTGCCTCCAATACCGCCTTCACCTATGGCCGGGGGCAGATTTCTACGGAGACCTCCTATGATGTGCAGTACACGCTGGAGGATGCGTTTTCCACCATTTCCGTACAGGAGATCGTCTCCACGGCTGCCGTGGTCATGGACTTTAAGAGCGGCGGCAAAGGCGTGGCGATTGGAAAAGTTTCAGAAACCGATAACACCTTTGAGGTGGCCGAGAACTGGGATGTGAAGGTCTACGGAATGTTACTGAAAGAATATATTCAGCAGTTTGCCAAAACGATGTATCCGGTAGGCAGCATCTATATGAGTGTCACTTCTACCAATCCCGCTACTTATTTTGGAGGCACTTGGGTGGCGTGGGGCAGCGGCAGGGTGCCGGTAGGAATTAACACATCGGATAGCAACTTTAATACGGTGGAGAAAACCGGAGGTGCATCGGCGGTTACACTGACTGCCAGTCAGATGCCAAGTCATACGCATACGTTCACTGGAAGTTCTACCACGACCAACAGTGCAGGCGGTCATACGCACAATATTGGTCGTGATACAGATGGAGGTGCAGGCAGCAGCCGCTACACAGTGCATAGTGCAGGAACTTCTGGGGCACAGGCTACTTCCCCGACCAGTAGTGCCGGGGCGCATACTCACTCACTGACTCCAAAAGGGAAGAATGCAAATACGGGAGGTGGTGGCTCTCACACCAACCTGCAGCCCTATATCGTCTGCTATATGTGGAAGCGGACAGCATAACTTTATATTTTCTGGAAATCAGCGACTACTCTTCGGGGTAGCCGCTTTTTTCATACCAAAATTTCAAAGGAGGAACGCACCATGAAAGAATTCTGGAACACCATCCAAATCATTTTTTCCGCTGTGGGCGGCTGGCTGGGGTATTTCCTTGGCGGCTGTGATGGCTTGCTTTATGCCCTGATCGCCTTCGTGGTGATTGACTACATCACGGGTGTGATGTGCGCCATCATCAACCGGGAGTTATCCAGCGCGGTCGGCTTTAAAGGGATCTTCCGCAAAGTGCTGATCTTCCTGCTTGTCGGGATTGCAAACATCATCGATGTGCAGGTGATCGGAACCGGGGCGGTCTTACGGACAGCGGTGATCTTTTTCTACATCTCCAATGAAGGCGTGAGCCTGCTGGAGAATGCAGGACATCTGGGACTGCCGATCCCGGAAAAGATCAAAACGGTATTAGAGCAGCTCCATGACAGGGCGGAAAAAATAGAAACGGAGGAGAAATAGATGAAGCTTGTACAGAGTATTTTAACGAAAAATCCATGTTATACGGCGGGGAGAAAGATTACGGTGAAGGGGCTGATGCTCCACTCGGTGGGCTGTCCCCAGCCCAAGGCATCCGTGTTTATCAATTCCTGGAACAGCCCGTCCTATGATAATGCCTGTGTGCATGGGTTTATTGATGGGAATGACGGGACGGTATATCAGACCCTTCCCTGGAACCATCGGGGCTGGCACTGCGGTTCCGGCAGTAAGGGGAGCGGCAACAATACCCATATCGGCGTGGAGATGTGCGAGCCAGCCTGTATCAAGTACACAAGCGGGGCGAATTTTACCTGCTCCGATACCGCAACGGCAAAGGCTGTGGCGAAGCGCACTTATGAAGCGGCGGTAGAACTGTTTGCCATGCTGTGCAGGCAGTATAACCTGAACCCGACCGCCGACGGCGTGATCATCAGCCACCGGGAGGGACACAGCCGGGGCATCGCTTCTAACCACGGCGACCCGGAGCATCTCTGGACACAGCTTGGTATGGGTTACACGATGGACACCTTCCGTCGGGCGGTTAAAGCGGCGATGGACGGCGGCTCCTCTGCGGAAACCAGCGGCTATACCAAGATCATGGGAACCGCTGTGGCCACGGCAGAGCAGATGAAAACCTACATTCGGGGGAAGAACCCGCAAGTTCCGCAGAGTGTCCTGGACATGATCCCGCTGTACCTGTCCGAGGGGCAGGCAGAGGGTGTGCGCGGCGACATTGCCTTTGCGCAGTCCTGCCTGGAAACCGGGAACTTTACCTTCTCTGGCTCTGCGGTCACACTGGATCAGAACAACTTCTGCGGGATGGGCGTGACGAGCAATGGGCTGAAGGGAAATTCCTTTGATACGCCGCAGCTCGGCATCCGGGCGCAGATCCAGCACCTGAAAGCGTATGCTTCCACCGATGCTTTGCAGAATGACTGCGTTGACCCGCGTTTTAAGTACGTCATCAGGGGTAGCGCGGAATATGTGGAGTGGCTCGGCCAGCAGGAAAACCCCCAGGGGAAAGGCTGGGCGGCCGGCGCCGGGTATGGGGAGAAAATCCTGACTATCTTGAAGAATATCTGCGGTACGGCGGGCGGCGCTTCCGGGACTGCCGACATCTGGTACCGGGTCCGTAAGACCTGGGCGGACGCCAAATCGCAGGTCGGGGCCTTCCGCGTTCTGGAGAATGCGAAGAACTGTGCGGATGAGAATCCGGGATATTGTGTGTTCGATGTAAATGGTGTAAACATTTACACGCCGAAAGAGGTATCCTTTTCACCATATCTGGTACGGGTTTCCATTACAGATTTGAACATCCGCAAAGGGCCAGGAACGAACTATGCCAAGACGGGGAAGTTCACCGGTAAGGGCGTGTTTACCATCGTAGAGATGCAGACAGGCAAAGGCTCAGACACTGGATGGGGACGCTTGAAATCTGGAGCTGGATGGATTTCCCTTGATTATACCGAAAAAATTTCATAACTTTAAGAAAGCTGATTATACACGGGATTTTTTTATTTATCCGCTGGAAAGCGGAAAATTTGTCCTTTCAGAGTTAGAAGGGGAAAGCCCTTGCTGATTGGAGGGTCAATGATGGAGAAACAGAAATCTATAATTGTTTTGCACCAGAAAAAAGAAAAGGCAAATGGAGAATCTGCGGATGGCTTAAGGAATATGGGAGATATCAGGAAAGGTAGTGTTTGCCAAAATGTAACGAAACTGGAGACAGGGGAGTCAATCGTTGCGAAAGGCGGTAAAGTGCGACGGGAAAGAAGTATAGAGAAAGGTGAAGAAGCTGAGAAAAATATTCATCCTGTAACAGGGGCACTTTTTACACAGGAGATGTTGCAATCAGAATTTGACTATTACATGGCGCAGAAACTACTGGAAAAGTTGCGGGAGGCAGGTCTGATTACCAAGGAAGAATTGGACAAAATCACGGCGAAAAACCGCCAGTCTTTCTCTCCTTATCTGGCCCGGATTATGCCCTGAATGACTTGCTATTTGTAGGCTTTAGAGCGAATATGTCCGTACCGAAAGAGAGGTGAGAGGATGAAACGGATCACAAAGATTGCGGAGAATGCATCCCTTGGGAAAAAGAAAATCAGAGTGGCTGCCTACTGCCGGGTGTCTACAGCCAGTGAGGAACAGCTTGTCAGCCTGGCAGCGCAGAAAGCCCACTATGAGAACTATATCAAATCCAATGACAATTGGGAATTTGCCGGACTTTACTATGACGAAGGCATCTCTGGCACGAAAAAAGAAAAGCGGGATGGGTTGCTGGCGATGGTTGCCGCCTGCGAGAGAGGAATGATTGACTTCGTCATTACCAAGTCCATCAGCCGGTTTGCCAGAAATACCACGGACTGTCTGGAACTGGTGCGGAAGCTGCTGGACTTAAATATTTACATTTATTTTGAAAAGGAAAATATAAACACGGGCTCCATGGAAAGCGAATTGATGCTTTCTATCCTAAGCGGCCTGGCAGAAAGTGAGTCTGTGTCTATTTCTGAGAATGAGAAGTGGGGTATCAGGCGGCGGTTCCAGAATGGCACCTTCATTATTTCCTATCCCCCATACGGCTATGCCAACGTGGATGGGGAAATGATGATTGTGCCGGAGCAGGCAGAGATTGTGAAACAGATCTTTGCGGATACGCTTGCGGGGAAAAGCACCCATGAGATTGCAAAAAGGCTGAATGAGCAGGGCGTTGTCACCAAGAAGGGCGGGCGCTGGACACCGGGTACCATCAACGGCATCATTGGGAATGAGAAATATACCGGGGATGTCCTGTTCCAGAAGACCTATACAGATAACAGCTTTAACCGCCATCAGAACCGGGGAGAAGTTGACCAGTATCTCATGCAGAACCACCATGAGGCAATCATCAGCCGGGAAGAGTTTGAACGTGCCAATGCGGTTTTGAAACAGCGTGGACGGGAAAAAGGGAATGGTCATGATACCGGGAGATACCAGAACCGGTACGGCTTTTCCGGCCGGATCTATTGCGGGGAATGCGGCGGTAAATATAAAAGACGGCTGCATTATAAACCCAGCGGCCAATATGCCGCATGGACCTGTGTTACCCATTTGGAAGATAAGAAAAGCTGTTCACAGAAGTACATCACAGATGCTGCCCTGCAACTGGCTTTTGTTACCATGATGAACAAGCTGGTCTTCGGGCAGCAGACGGTGCTGCGTCCTCTTTTGCAAAGCCTGCGGGGGCTGAATGATCAGTCCCGGCTGCTTAAAATTGAGGAACTGGAAACAGCTATCGAGAAAAACAGGGACCAGAAACAGGTGCTGACGAACCTGATGGCAAGCGGCTATCTGGAGCCTGCTCTCTTTAATAAGGAAAGCAATGAGCTTGCGGCAGAAGAGGACACTTTGCGGCAGGAAAAGGACGGGCTGATGCGCTCCGTCAATGGAGATATGGTCAAAATAGAAGAACTGCAGCGGCTGCTCCGGTTTGTATCCAAAGGGACTATGCTGACGGAATTTGATGATAAGACCTTTCTTTCTTTTGCGGAACGGATTACCGTACTGTCCAGAAAAGAAGTGGTTTTTGAATTGAAATGCGGACTGTCCTTGAGAGAAAGGCTGGTGGAACCATGAGACACATTCCGTATGGATACCGGATTGAAAACGGCCGGGCGGCCATTGATGAAACACAGGCTGCCACGGTGCGGGAGCTTTTTCAGAACTATATTTCCGGCATGGCGCTTATGCCCGCCGCTGAGAAGGTCGGATTAAATCTGTACCACGGGAGCGCCGGAAGGATGCTCCGGAATAAGAAGTATCTTGGAGATGATTACTATCCGGCTATTATCGATAAAGAAACCTTCGATAAGGCAGAAGAAATACGCATGAGCCGAGCAAAAGCACTGGGGCGGGTGAGGGAACTGGAAGGAAAGAAGGCCATCCTCTTCCCTACCAACTTTACCATACCTGCAGTGAGAAAGGTTTCTGACGATCCCTTTGAACAGGCGGCGTATGCATACAGTTTGATTGAGAGTGAGGTGGATGGGGATGGAACTAAGTAGGAATATTACTGTGATCCCGGCCAGAAAGCGGGTAGGAAATACGGCCGCAGCAGAACAGAGACCAAAGCTGAAAGTCGCCGCTTACTGCCGGGTTTCCACGGACAGTGAGGAGCAGGCATCCAGCTACGAGGTGCAGGTGGCGCATTATACGCAATTTATCCAGAAGAATCCGGAATGGGAGCTGGCAGGGATTTACGCCGATGACGGGATCACCGGAACGAATACGAAAAAGCGGGAGGAATTTAACCGCATGATCCAGGACTGCATGGACGGAAACATTGATATGATCATCACCAAGTCCATCAGCCGGTTTGCCAGAAACACCCTGGATTGTCTGAAATATATCCGGGAACTGAAGGAGAAGAACATCCCGGTTTTCTTTGAAAAAGAGAACATCAACACCATGGATTCCAAGGGTGAGGTACTGCTTACCATCATGGCAAGCTTGGCACAGCAGGAAAGCCAGTCTTTGAGTCAGAACATCAAACTCGGATTGCAGTACCGTTTCCAGAACGGGGAGGTCCGGGTCAATCACAGCCGTTTCCTGGGTTACACAAAGGATGAGGAAGGAAACCTGATCATAGAGCCTGCGGAGGCGGAAGTGGTAAAGAGGATCTACCGGGAGTACCTGGAAGGAGCAAGCCTGCTCCAGATCGGGCGTGGCCTGGAAGCAGACGGCATTCTTACCGGGGCTGGGAAAACGAAGTGGCGTCCGGAAACACTGAAGAAGATCCTGCAGAATGAAAAATATATCGGAGACGCCCTTCTACAAAAAACATATACAATTGATTTCCTTTCTAAAAAGCGAGTTAAAAATAACGGAATCGTTCCCCAGTATTATGTAGAAAACAGCCATGAGCCTATTATTCCACGCGAGCTTTTTATGCAGGTTCAAGAAGAGATGGTTCGAAGAGCGAATCTCCGAGGAGGTAAAGGCGGTAAAAAGAGAGTCTATAGTAGTAAGTATGCTTTATCAAGTATTGTTTACTGTGGGCAATGCGGTGATATTTACCGACGAGTACATTGGAATAACCGAGGTTACAAGTCTATTGTTTGGAGATGTGTTAGTCGTTTAGAGGAAAAAGGCT